CCCAGAGACTACTTTGGACGCGGTGGGCAAACAGCTACAGGGTCACCTGTCTGGAACGACGCGAATGATGTTGGTACAAAGATGGGCAACAGCTTCCGCCATATTCTGGGTGGCTTCACTCCTGCTGGTCTCGAGTTATTGTACAAGCCGACGGCGCAGAAGTTCGAGCCGGGACGTATAACAAGCGCCGTCACTGGAGATCCAACCAGAACTGGTCGTCAATACAATATTCACGAGGAAGCCTTTGCTGCAAGCACTGGTGTTCGACCGCTAATACTAGAAGCCGCAAAGTCACTTTCTTTTAAGGGCTATGAGTTTACAGACCTTCGGTCACAGTCTCTTGGTAATTTTAGCCGCGTGGCAAAAGCAAATGACTCAACCAACGAAGATGTGTTACAAGCTTATAGCTCTGCGAACGAAGATGCTTTTCGAGCACAACGTCAAATGTATGGCTTTATTAAAGCAGCGGAAGCCGCAGGGTTAAAGAGACCTCAGATCATAGCCGCGCTTAAAAGAGACTCAAACCTAGGCACCGAAGAGCTAGGGTATTTATTAAAAGGACAGTTTCGTCCTGTCACACTTAGTGATAAAACATTCCGTGATGTCTATGCAGAGACAGCAGTTAAGGGTGAGCCTAGAAAGATAGCTAAGTTACCAGCCAAAGAACTGTTAGCTATCGCTCGGGAGTATAACAAAAGACCCTTGGTGGCAGAAAGCGTGACTCAAGAAACAGCGCCACAAACAATCTCTTTAGAACCATCTGGGGAAACAGCGCCACAAACAATCTCTTTAGAACCAGTTGCTGCAACCACACCTCCTCCTGTGGCGGCGCAAGCGGGAGCCGCTCCAGCCCCTTCGGCGGTTCCCGCACCTACAACGCAGAAAAGACCAGCCGCTTTAATGGGGTCTAATCCGTTCGACGCTATGAAAAACATGTTAACATTCGGGGACTAAAATGAACAAAGATCAGTTGAGAGAAGAGCTTGCAGAAGATGAAGGCTGCAAGTTCGAAATTTATTTGGATCACTTAGGTCTACCAACTTTTGGCATAGGAGCGCTTGTCAAAGAGCACGACCCGGAATACGGTCAGCCTGTTGGTACGCCTGTGTCAGAGGACCGTGTCCGTCAGCGGTTTAACCTAGACATCGCTGTGACAATAGAAGACTGCGGTCGGTTGTACTCAGACTTCGACGAGCTACCCGAAGAGGCTCAGTTGGTTATTGCCAACATGTGCTTTAACCTAGGTTACCCTCGTCTGTCCAAGTTCAAGGGCATGAAAGCTGGGGTTGATGATAGGGATTGGCACCGGGCCGCCGACGAAATGGTCGATTCGAGGTGGCACGATCAGGTTCCGAACCGGGCCAAGCGTTTGGTCAAGCGAATCCGCGACCTTACAAAAGACTAACCTTGTAAATTATACGCTTATTCTACAAGGTATAAACAACTGAAATCATTAAATAAAAACATCGATTCTCGTGGACCTCAGTATTAATGGACGTACCATTATACCTCGAGGTCGCTGAGAATTGACGTTTTAGTTTTAACTCCCTCAACTTTATCACACCTAGCGCCGTTTACTGTATACCTAGAAAAAAACTCCGGGGTTGACAAAATCTTTGCTGTCATCTCTGCCGCTCGATCATTGCATTGACCAATGGTTTCATACGGCCCGCGTGTGTCCTTGATAACTTTGCAGTCGGATGAGTCCATCGCCACACAAAGTAGTAACATTGCTTCAAACATTTCTATATTCCACATCTAAATCTAAATAGACAAACACCTGTGCCTCACACTTAGGACAGGAAAGATTGGTTTCGATACCGGCGCCACCAGCCTCTGTCTCGTAGTCGTGGTCTCCGCCCCAGATAAGTTCAGTCGCGCAATGCCAGCAGTTCATTCTACTTCTCCGTTTCTTGATATATAACCAAGTATTTTTTCCCCGGCTTTTCTTGCCGCAATTGCTTCTTTTTTTGTTCTAAACGATCCTAAATATACTCTTTTCATATTATAAATCGTGGCTTCCCAAAAAATCCCTGATTTTTTTTCTCTTTTTAAAACTCCAGTTACCCCTGTTTTATTGTTATCATATATCTTTCTGTTTCGGGAGTTCAATGAATGTGTAGCTAGTCTAAGGTTTTCTATTCTGTTATCCAAAGGATCACCATTAATGTGGTCAATTAGAATTTCAGTAGATATGGAACCGTGCACAAAAGCCCATGCTAAACGACTACTAAAATACTTCGTTCCATCAAATTTAATTTTTTTTCTTACACGTTTTCCGTCAGCCACCAGAAACCCTGCTACTGAACCCTTGGGTACTTTGCTACTTTTTTGTTTTTTCCAAGTAAACACCCCTGTTTCTGGGTCATAATGCAAATACTTTTTCATTTCTTGCACAAGATTTTCATCTATGAGATTTGTCATTCTACTTCTCCCCAATTGTCTACGAGTGCCATGTCAACCTCGAAGGGTACATTCAATTCAGGCACACAGGTTTTCATAATCTCTACAATTCTGTCGGCCTGCTCTTTAGATTCTATATTAAAACACAATTCGTCATGCACCGTAAGCGTTGGCACTAGGCCCTCGTTGTAGCAATCGACCATAGCTTTTTTAGTTTGGTCGGCACTCGAACCTTGGATTAATCTATTCAGCGCCTTGTATGTAAAGGCACGACGAATCATCCCGCGTCCACCGTAGGTATCAACAGCCTCTTCAAGATCCAAAGCTTTGTTGTACCCAAAGCTCTTTGGTTCCCATTTATCAAAACGACACTTGCGCCCAAGCCATGTCCTAATACTGCCCTTCTTAGCAGCGCGATTCATCGTGGCATCAGCAATACCTTTAACGAAAGGCACGTTCTCGTGATACTTCTGCAACAACTCTGTTGCTTCATCGACATTGATGTCCATCACACCAGCCAGCTTCTTCTTGCCCATGCCATACATGATACCAAGGTTCACTGTCTTAGCTTCCTTACGACTAATACCCGCGATGTCCGCTACCATTTGGTGAAAGTCCGCGTTACCCTCGTGGTACATTTCAACAACATCATCGATGATGGGGTGCCTGTTCTGCCCCTTCATAGTGGCGCAGTAGTGCGCCAACCAGCGCGGCTCTTGTGATGCATAGTCAAAACTTCCCCACTTGCAGCCCTCATCTGGTATAAATAAACCACGAATCATGCCTTTGATTTCCGGGTCACGAGCAGGAATCTGCTGTAAATTTGGGTTGCTTGAAGAAAAGCGTCCGGTTACAGTGCCCCCATCGTCAGAACGAAGAGGATTAAAATCACAATGAATGCGTCCCTTGTGCGAGTGCTCAAGAATTGTTTCCACAAATGTGGTGTTGGCTTTGTTAAACTCACGAAGCCTTACAATCTTCTGCGCTATTGGGTGCTCGTGATTAGACAAAAACTGTTTTGTAAAGGAGGGCGCATCAGTCCCCTCTGTCCTATGGTACTTGAGACCAAGAGCATCAAACGCCTTTGCTATAGATGTAGCAACCCACGGCTCAACAGCGATGCCGGTCTCTTCCTTTATTTCTTTAAGTAACCGCTGCTCTCGTTGCTTTAAATCTTTCTTGACCATCTCAGCTTTGTCTACATCTACCCGCACACCTTTTGTTTTCATGTCAAGAAGGCACGGTAACAAGCTGGTTTCTAAATCAAAAATCGAAGTGACATCTTCCTTAAGTATGTCAGCCCGCAACCGATCCCAAAGCCGCAAGGTCACAGCGGCGTCCTGTTCAGCGTACCGCCCCACAAAGTTAGCGTGAAGCTGCCACATACCAGACTTCGGATCAACGCCGTGCATCTCTGCCGCAGAGCGAAGCATCTTCTCGTTCTTCCACTCTCCCAAATACTCACCAGCCAATGAGTTTAGGTTGTAGTAGCGGCGGTTTTCATTCAGCAATGGCGCAGCAATCATCGTGTCAATGATCTTGCCTTGCACTTCGATGCCTGCCCACCGCAACCATCCTAAATCATACATGGCATTGTGCATGACCTTCTCGATGTGTGGTGTTTCTAGCTGCTTCTTTAACCAGTTAATGACCACCTTCTCGGGCATGTTGCCCCCAGCCTCGTGCCTGATAGGGAAGTACCCCACAAAGTCCCCCGCTGCCACGGCGAATCCAATGACATAACCATCATCCCTGCACCATCCCGGACCAAGCTTCATTAGGTTTGGGTCGCGAGTCTCCAAGTCAATGGCAATTCGCTCACAGTTTGTAAGGTCAGGCAACGACGATGGCGGCGCCCACTCTTCTTCCATGTCAAACAAATCAGTTTTCATCGTTAACGATCTCCCCGCCCAGCGCTGCGTAACCTATGATATCAACCCAAGAATCATTCTTGCTCGTGTCTTCCGCCAGCCTTGCCAACTTCAACCCAATCATGCAGGCCACCACATCTTCTGGCGTGATGGCGTGAACCAGCTTCCGCTCCAAGAATACATTCCAGATCGCAGCGATGCGCTCGTGGTTCATCTTAGCTGGCCCGTACTCCTTGGCCCTCGGCCCGTTGATTAACTCTTCCGCCTTCTGAAGAAAGTCTTCTCTTTTTTTCATAGGTAAAATCCATTTCTTGTTCTTGGTTCAACGAGATGAAGAGCCTTCTTGGCTCTGGTGATGCCAACATAAAAAGTCCGGACCTCTGAATCTTGATCCGGACTTTCTAACGCAGCTTTGGTTGAGTCGAGCAGAAGCAGGACGTTATCCGCCTCGCCACCTTTTGCTTTGTGAATCGTCGATATCTTCACACGCGGCTTGCCCGTCAGGATCCTCTCCCCCGCGCGACGCACCGATGAAATATATATTTGCTCCTTCTCCGACACTCTCACTA